TCCGTAGATACATACGGCAAAGCTCACGGTCCTCGCCGTGACATTCTTTTTATCAATGAGGCAAACAACCTCGCATATAACATTGCGGATCAGCTCATAACTCGTACTAGGGATATTGTGTGGTTAGACTGGAATCCGGTGAGTGAATTTTGGTTCTACACTGAAATGTTAAACAGGCGTGATGATATTGATTTCCTTACGCTGACATATCTCGATAATGAAGCCCTAGACGAGAATACGAAGAAAGAGATCGAGGCTCACCGACACAACAAAAGTTGGTGGAGGGTATACGGCGAAGGTCAGTTAGGTGATGTAGAAGGAAGAATCTATACGGGTTGGCAGTTCCTCGATGAGATCCCTCACGAGGCCAGACTAGAACGACGTGGCTTGGATTATGGGTACTCGAATGATCCGACTGCGATCGTTGATATATACCATTATAATGGTGGTTGGATTCTTGATGAGCGTCTTTATCAAAAGGGGATGAGCAACAAACAAATTGCAGACTTTCTTGGTGCGTTAGAATATCCATCCACAATGGTCAGACCAGATAGTGCCGAACCAAAGAGCAATGACGAACTTCACTCCTATGGAATCAATGTGCTACCAGCGCAAAAGGGCCCAGGGAGTGTTACCCAAGGCATCCAATATGTTCAAAGTCAAAAGATCTGGGTGACAAAGCGGAGTATCAACCTCATCCGTGAGTACAACAACTATATGTGGATGATGGACAAAAACGGCAAAGTGATTAACACCCCGATTGATTTGTGGAACCATTGTCTCGATGCATTACGATATGGGATGGAGCAACTCCAGGGAACTGACCCCAATCTTCAAAAGAAATTGCGTAATGTGCAAATGCGAGCGTTGGAGGGAGAGTTTGTATGAAGCTTTCTGTTGTTCTCTCAATCCATAACCGCTCTGATCTCTTTAAGATCGGTATTCTTTCACTGGCTGCTCAGAACTTCAAAGACTGGGAAATCGTGCTTATTGACGATCAATCAACCGAAAACCTAGCCGAGATCTACAAGCCATTTGATGTTCGGATACAACACATTCGTATTGATCCACGCAGTCATCCATTCTATCGTGGCTACCACACACCGGCGCTCTCAACGAACATTGGGATCAAACAGGCAAAAGGTGACGTACTGTGTTTCTCACAGCCAGAGATTATCCTTGCACCAGATGCCTTCAAGCGTGGGTACGGCCAGGCCCTCCAGGATACCTTCGTCTTCGGTAATCTTCAGCTAACTACTGGAGCATTTACGAAGTGGTTGAAACTCGACATTCGAGCAGCCATTGAACATGATTTCGGATACTTATGGGATAAGGGTATCGAATTGGCTGGTCATACATTTCCACCGCGGGAGATGTATTGGATGATGGCTTTCCTCAAGAAAGAGCACGCATTAGCAATAAACGGTGTAGATGAGGAGTACATGAAGGGTGTCTATGCTGAGGATGATGATTTCAAGGAGAGACTAAGACTCCACGGGATACTCCCTGAACGGAATGCGGCAATCCGCGGGATACATATCGATCATAGTCATGAGGGTGATTTGTACAAGAAGCAAGATCGCACTGCATCATTCTGGAATGCAGGCGCAGCAATCAATCGGAAACGGTACTACGACTTTATAGCTGGAGAACGGACTAAGGAACGAGCCTACGCTAACATTGGGCGTGAATGGGGAGAAGACAAATATATCGAATGGATCAAAGAGCAATGATTATATTTGTCAGAACACGGTATGAGTATCCATCATATTGGGATTTCTGGGAGTTAGTCCGACTCTCTCAGTTCGAGACCTGTTATGTAGACGAAATCGACTGGCAGTCTGAGAATATCTATATTCTGACACCTATCAATGGTGAACTGCCGAATCCCCTACCAGATCGTACTTGTAAGGTGATATGGCTGAATATCGAGCGTCCATCGTCTGACGATCAAGTCAAGTTCAACCGACCAGACTTTGATGAAATCTGGGTATGCGATGAGAATTGGGCGCTGAATACTGGTGTGAGGTATTTCCTGATGGGCAGCCACCATGATTTGCGGACTGGTCATTATATAAATAAAGAATGGGATTATGTTTCTCACACTTACGATAACCCACGAAGAACTGCGATCTGGTCACAGCTCGATGAGCTCAGGCGAGCACCGAATGGCTGGGTAGAAGAACGATCGCACCACCTTGCCAATAGTCGACTGTATGTAGTTCCCCAGCAAGATGATCCACCTCATGCCGTTACACCACTTAGGTTTGCGATTGCTGCTGCCCATAAGCTCCCGATGGTCTACGAGTCTGCTTCTGATACATATCCATTCGTTGATGGTAAGGACTTTATTCACGCTAGAAGTTACAAAGAGATCGTCCCGAAGGTGCATAAGGCGTTGACTAACCCCAACATCGCTGTGCTCGGGGATAACCTGTACCGCAAGCTCTGTATAGAGACTGATTTTAGGACAGAGGTGGAGAGGATGTTCTAATGAAATGTCTAATCACTGGAGGTTCAGGTTTCATCGGCTATAACATTTACCAGTGGATGCGTCGCAACCATCACGAGGCGGATATTTGGCTCTACGCTACGCGCTACGGCAAGGACATCCTCAACCTAGAACAACTAAAGCACGATGTCGAAGGTATGGATGTGGTTTACCATCTCGCAGCTCTCACACATGTGGATTACTCTATCTCGGGATCCCCAGAAGAACGGGCAAGGTTCATTGATGTGAACTACAAGGGTACTTGGAATGTCCTTGAGGCTTGCCGCGAGAAGGGAGTAAAGCTCGTCTATATCTCAACATCTGAGGTTTACGGTGCCAACATGTTCCCCGGACAGCCGATGACTGAGGATCACCCACTCAATCCAGATGCCGGCACGTACGCTGTTTCTAAAGCCGCCGCCGATCATGAATGTCGGGTGGCGTTTGAAGTCTTCGGTCAGGATGTCGTCATTGTTCGTCCGTTCAATCAATTTGGCCCCCATCAGAGCATGGAGAAGCTCATCCCTCGGTTTATTAACCTTGCAATGGCCGGTGAACCATTGACTATCCATGGAAGTGGTGAACAGAAACGCGACTATGTTTATGCAGAGGATACTGCGTCTGCGCTCTGGGCCGCCAAGGATCTCCCGGCCGGGACTATTATCAATATCGGTACAGAAAACGCCTACTCGATCAACGAGATTGCCGAACTGATCCAACGATTAGTACCGACGAGGTTTCCAAGTCTTACTGTCCATGTGGTGAAGGATACGCCTCGTCCGAATGATCTGGCTGAACTAAATGGCAGTTATCAGAAGATCAAAAAACTTTGTGGATGGAAGCCGGTTGTAACACTGGAGGAGGGCATCATTCGTTGTATCGACTGGTATTCGTCTAACGGACATATTTTGCCCCCAAAGATATTAAATAAAGGTTAGGAGATATATGAACATTCCCTTTGCAGGTGTCACTCAAGGATTAGCAGAATATCTTGCAGTATTACGTGTCATGGTTTCTGGCTGGCACGCCTCTGGGCCTGAATGTGCCAAGTTTGAGCGTGAGTTTGCTGACTACGTTGGGGTGGATTACGCACTAACGGTAAATTCAGGGAGTTCTGCGAATCTCCTCGCACTAAAAGCACTTGATCTTCCCGAAGGGAGTAAGGTTATCACTTCTGGTTGTGGTTTTCCGGCAACACTCTCACCAATTCTCCATCTCAACTTTAAGCCCGTACTCGTTGATTACGATATTTACACTCAGAATATCGACTTGGAACAGGTAGAACAGGCAATGAAAAAAGGTGCCAAGGCGATCATTTTCGCTCATACAATGGGTATGCCTGTTGATATGAATCAGATGATGAGATTAGCACGAAAATACAATGTGAAAGTTATCGAAGATTGTTGTGAAGCCCTTGGTGCTAAACTGGATAATCAACAGGTAGGTAGTTTCGGTGATGTTGCTACCTTCTCATTTTATCCATCGCACCAGATCAACGGCCTTGGTATGGGCGGGTGCGTCGTTACTAATGATAGAACCATAGCACTCAAGGTTAGTTCTCTCCGCAAATGGGGAAAGCTTGTGAATGAACCTCAGTTCACCGGCGACCATATAACATCATTCGACAATAAAGTAGACGGGATTGATTACGACGAGCACTACACCTACCAGACCGTCGGGTTTAATATGCTGATGCCTGATGTTGCAGCAGCGTATCTCCGTATTCAGTTGCTCCGCTTACCAAAAATTCTTAAAGCACGGAAGCACAACTGGGAACACTTGCAGGACAAGATTGGTTCTCCGACTAAAATTATTGAGGGAGCAGAACCAGCTCATTTCGGATTTACGATCCTTTCTAAGAATCGTGATAAATTATCCCAATATCTTGAAAAGCATGGAGTCAGGACTCGACCATTCTTTGCTGGGAACATTACCAGACACGATCCGTTTAAGAATCTTCATAAGAAACTGCCAGTAGCAGACCAGCTTATGAAAGATGGAATGTTCATTGGTGTTTGGCCTGGGATCAAACAACCACAACTCGACTATATCGTACGTCTCTTCACATCATTATAGGAGGTAGGATGATTCGGACACTCGGTGCTTATATTATTCATTACGGAAAAGAGTATCTGGCTGAATCAATTGCATCGCTCTATCCAGTGTGCGATGAGATCGCAATTTTTTATACGGCAACACCGTCACACGGTCATAGAGGCGAACTGAAGAATCCAGATACTGAAGCTGAATTGAGAGCGATTTGCGAGCAGAATGATCCAAATAATAAGATACGTTGGAAGACTGGTTGGTACAGCTTTGAGGGCCAACACCGTGCTGCTTATGAGAGTTATGCAAAGGCAGCCGAATTTGATGTGATCGTTGTCTCTGATTATGACGAAATCTGGGATGCACCATCACTTAAGAAAGCTATCCAGGAAGCCTCACAACGACCCGAGAGACGTTTCCGTGTGCCGTTCATCCATTTCTGGCAGGGACGCGATCTTGTCTGTCGCGATGGCTCACAGCCCGAACGGATCATTAATATGAATGGTGAAGGCGATGGTTATTTGGAGCTCGATGTACCTGTCCATCATTATGGGTATGCGATTAGTGATGAAATGATGAAGTATAAGTGGTCTATTCATGGACACAAGGAAGAGTTGCGCCCGAATTGGCTCGAAGAAAAATGGTTAGCCCGTGCAACTGAGGATGTTCATCCAACAAACTACAATTTCTGGAATGCTGAACCGTACAAGAAAGATGTATGAAATTACTTTTGCTTCCTCTCAACGTCCCTGGAAGCGAACAGGTAGGCCAAGAACGCGGCGCCAGAGCTGTCTTTGACGATGTTCGTGTGTTCGATTATCTCGACACTGTCCGAGCAAACGAACAATTCCTCTCGATCGTGCATGAGTACAAGCCTGACGTTATTTGGGCACAACTACAGGCAACTGACATAATTACTACTAGTACACTTGAGTCAATTCGTGGTCGTGTACCAGTGATGATGCAGTGGACGGGAGACATTAGGGAGACAGTCCCAGAACAAATGAGCAAGAGGGCGCCGTATTTCGATATTACCTATATCGCTATGGCCGGACAGATCCCGATGTATCAGAGATATGGTAGAGCCGAGTACCTTCCCATCGCTATAGATCCTGAGGAAGTTCTCGAACACCACGATATACCGAAGCACGATATTGTGTTTATCGGCAACCACTACGGAACACTGTTTCCTTCTAGTAGTGAGCGACTCGATCTCTGCCAGAACCTCAGTAAGAAGTTCAAGGGATTTGCTGTCTATGGGAACGGTTGGCCGAATACTGTGAATACTAAGGGATCGTGTGATCTCAAAAAGCAAGCAGCATACTATCGTAACGCTAATATCTGTATTTCGATGAATCACTTTAACGGGATTGAGCAATACTACTCTGAACGACTGCTGTGGTGTTTAGCCTCCGGTACCCCAACATTGGTGCGACACTTTCCTGGTATAGAGAAAGAATTTGTTGAATATATCCCATTCAAATCCACACAGGATGCAGCAGAAAAGATTAGTAATCTTCCTACTGTAGATACTGAGAGAGCCAAGCAACATATTCTTGCCAATCACACCTGGAGGAATCGGTTTGAGAAAGTGAGGGAAGATGCTGAAAGTTGCCGTACTCGGTGAATTAGGTTCAGGGGGGATATGAGTATCTTTGTTGGTATACCTACTCGCGGGATTATTTTCACCGAGACGCTTATAGGGGTGAGCGAAAACCTTAAAGGCAAAACCTATTCACTGATGCCGATTGTGAAAGAACCTGTTGATGCAGCGAGGAATTTCATTATTTCTAAGTTCCTTGAATCCGATGCTGATTATCTCTGGACAATTGATGATGACGAAGTATCTCCACCAGGAACACTAGATGCGATGATTGCCGCAGATAAGCCAGTAGTGTGTGTGGATGCACCGGCTAAGAAAACCGGCAAGAGCAATGTGTTTCGGAACCTCGACGGAACTGTAGCAGCAACAGGATTCGGCTGTGCGTTATTCAAAAGAGAGGTCTTTGAATCACTGGAGAAACCGTGGTTCTCACTTGCTCCACGACGCCAGTTGATTAAGCGAAATCGATGTTACGAATTTCCGATTGTTGATAACACGATAAATCCTTGGGGTGGTGAAGATGTGAATTTTTCGTTAAAATTACGCGAGAAAGGTTATGAATTATACGTTTTAGATGGTTTTGTGTGCGATCACTTAGAATATGAACAATTCGCTAGGCAGGAGCGAGCAACCCGTGTGTTACCGATTATTCGGTACTCAGGGATTACAGGAGCACCACGCTAATGCCTAGAATGCGAGAACAGGAAGCACTTTATACGGTCAAGGAATCATATATCACCGCCAAGGAAGCTCGTCGCCCGATGGAGAATAAGTGGCACGAGTATTACCGTCTTTCGCGGGGAATTGTCGAGAAACGTCCACGGAAGTGGATGACAAACTACTTCGTTCCGTATTCTCCTGCGATCCTTGATATTACTGTCGCTCGATTGGCTGCTCGTCGTATCATGGGATCTGTAGTTGGAGAAAATAACGACTCAGCACTTAATCAAGAGAAGTTCAATCAATATATTGCGAACCAACAGCAACAGCTCGATGTTGAGCTGTTGTTTTCAATCTGGATCCAGGAAGCAACCCGATACGGCTCCTCTTTCCTTAAAGTAGGTTGGCGCCGTGAAACTTCTAAAAGCATTGAAAAAACGCCGGAGATGATTCAGAAAATTATTAACTATTTTCGTGGAATCGGTTTTCAGATGACTGAGGAAGATTTACTCTATGATGGGCCGACTGCTGAGGTTATTGATGTCTTTGATCTGTTTATCCACCCTCAGGCAAAGACTCTTCNGGATAGTCGTTTTGTCATTCACCGGTCCGAGATGAGTAAGGATCAGCTCCTAAAAAATCCTAATTTTGATAAAAATAAAGATAAGATCAGAGCTCTTACTCATAGTAAGGAAGAAATTGGGAAATACCGTAAAGAACGCCTGAAAGATGCTGGGATAACAAACTATCAGGCGACGAAGCTTTCGGACAAAATGTCGGATGAGTATTTCGAGGTTCTCGAATACCGTGGTCTGTTTGATATTAATAATGATGGTACTGACGAAGAATGCGTCATCACGATAGTTAATCAGGACTTCATTGTTCAATACGAGGAAAACCCATATTACCTAATTGATCGACCGTATATACATCTCAAGTACAAGGCCGATCCGAACTTCTTCTACGGAATCAGTCTGTTTGAGACGATAAAAGATTCTCAATACATGCTGAACGATATTGCTAATCAGGCAGGCGATATGCGGAAACTGACCCTGCAGCCATACAAGAAAATACGGAAGCAGGCGAATCTCGATCTTGAAAGTTTGGTTATTGCTCCAAATCTTCCGATCATCTTGGAAGATCCAGAGAAAGATCTTATTTTCGATAGACCGCCAGACTTTACCAATCAACTCGAATTTATGGCTCAGAATACTCGACAGATTATGCAGGTAGCATCTGGCATCAACGACGTAGTGGCTGGGAGTCAGGATGTCGGAGTTACTTCGGACACGCTTGGTGGCGCTCAGCTAGCTCAAGAACAGAGTAATCAACGTTCTCGCATTCCACTCCTCTTTATCGATGAGGCGGTTGAGGACTTCGGGAACATGCTCATTCGTCTCGATCAACAATTCACTGATCGTAAGAAAGAGATCAAAATCTTTGGCAAGCAAGGAATCACCTACGATATGATTGCTCCAATCGATTTAATGGGGAATTACTCGTATAGAGTCATCCCAATGAGCACTGCGCCTAAATCAGAGGTTGCTCATCGTATGGAGCTCCTCCAGCTCAAGCAGCTATATATGGGCGACCAGAATGCCGATCAACAATATATCGATCGCCAGATTGCTGAAGCATTTAAACAAGATCCGGACCTGCTCTTCAACGCCGGACAAATGGATTTGAAATCAGTCGAACAAATGAAATCAACGATGGATCCTCAGCAAATTGAACAATTCCTCTCAAAGCTTGACCCAACAAACGCGCAGGTGATGCGAAAAGCACTTGGTCAACAACCAACGACAGGAGGACCGCTTGACCAGATTAAAGCCAGTGCAGCAGAAGGCTCAACTTCTCAGCCTACTCAAGCAGTCTAAGCAAGCGTGGGATATGCTCGAGGAAGAATTGAATGATATTCGTCAATCGTCGATGGAACAGTTCTATAAAACAGAAGACAAAAAGTATCAACTCCGGGCGATGGCTGTGGACGTGTTCTTTGAGGTTGTCCACAGCCTCGAAGCCAATGGGAAGGTGCATGAATATGATAAATAAAGTATTATCAATGTAGATCGCGAAACGGCAGGAATCCCCCTGTCGTTTTTAGATGCTTTCAGGCGCTGGTTACTGCCATAATGAACCAAAGAAAGGAAGCGATCATGGAAGAAGATATGACGCCTCAAGTTGAGGCACCAACGGAGCAACCGGCTCCAGAGACAGACAACGAGCACTCGACGGGCAGTGAAGCCCAAACAAACACCGAGGAACCGAAGTCTGAGAGTAAGTTGATTCCGATCCCAGCCGATAAGTGGCGGGAGGCGAATCAGGGGGCACGACGGGCGAAACAACTCGAAAAAGAGATTGAGACGCTCCGAGCCTCGCAACCAAGTAACAACCAGGTACCTCAAGAGTCGACTTCACGGGATGATGACGACGAGGTGATTAGGCGCATCGCTAGTGCCGTTCGAAGCGAAATAAGCCCACATCTCTCCTATATTGAAGAGATGGAACGGGAACAAGCGCTGAAAGACGTAAGTCAGCGTGAACACGCCGACGAGCTTGCATCAGAAATTGCGAGGGCCTATCTCTCTCCTGAACTGGAATCACTTTCAATCAGGAAGCGGATGGACCGCGCCTACGTTATCGCTGTTGGCGAGAACATAGAAAAAATCACAGCAAAGTCATCAGATAGTGGATATGACCGGGCGTACCAAAAGATTTCAGAAAAACAATCCGCCGAAGGTACCCATCAGCAAGGTATAAAGAGCAGGGAATCTGGAGAGCTGACACCGGATGACATTAGAAATATGTCTCCAGCCGAATACGAGAAGCACCGTTCAACGGTCTTTGCGAAATACGGTCTTGGTAAACCAGAGTAAATGACGGGTCTCCACGCGGAATAGGAGATCATATGGGATTAGGTACAGATCACATTGACGTAGTTACACATGATATTTTCCGACCAGAGGTATGGTCTGCTGAAACGCAACGTGCCACTGAACCGGCAAAGGTCATGTCGAAACTGGTCAAGATGTTTTCAGATGATGTTGCCGGATACGGTGACGTTATCAATATTCAGACTATTGCTAACCTGGCTGCCACAGCAAAAGCGCCTGACACTCAGGTAACACTCCAGGCTCCATCAGAGAGCAATATGACGCTCACGATCAATCGCTATTTCGAATCATCTTTCCTTGTTGAGAAGAACCTTTCCCGTCAGGCGAAAGTCAACTTGATGAAAGAGTATGTTCCTAAGGCAGCTGAATCAATCGAGCGACAAAAGGATACCGATTTACTCGGCCTGTACGCAGGTCTTTCGCAGCAAATCGGTGGTCTTGGTGCAGCAATCACCGACGCAAACATCGTAGCCGCTGTTGAAAAACTCGATCTCGCCGATGCTCCTCAGAGCGACCGGCATTTCGTGGTTGATCCGACAGTGGTTGGCGATATTCGTCAGATTGCGAAGTTCATGGCAGTCGTCTTTGACGCTGGCACAACTTCACCAGGTGCGCTCCGAACCGCTAATCAAATCGCAACCGGTTTGATTGGTGATCTCTACGGCGTACAGGTGCACGTTTCAACCAATGTTGCGACTGACGCAACTACGGCCACGCTGTATCACAACCTCATGTTCCATCGTGAGGCGTTCATGCTTGCAGAGCAGATTCCAACGACATCAAGCACTGACTACATTCCTGAGTACATCGGCACACTTCATGTTGCCTATGGTCTCTGGGGTCGTGCTGAATATCGTGATGCCTTTGGGGTCGACGTACGAACAACCTAAGTTCTTTCTTGGGCACCTGGCTCCCTCTCTGGGAGCTAGGGCCTAACAAGGAGACTGATGCCAGTTATCACCCACATCAAAGGTAGGAAGGCGCATACTGACCGTAAGTCAATCGTGACTCGGAAGTGCAAGCGCTGTGGCGCAGAGTTCTCGGCTTACGATGATGTACATAGTCTTCGTTGCCCTACCTGTTCATCGAAAGGTGATATTTCTGCCAATAACCTTCTAACGTATAAACGAATTGAGGGTGAAAAAGTAGACGAGATAAAGAGCCGCGAGATTATTCAAGATGATTCAGACGTAGCAAAGGTTGGATCATTTAATGATCTTTGGGACATAGGAAAGATCCAGACGAACATTCATAAGATTGTAAAACCTATCTCTGGCATCGGTCAGCTAAAGATCATTGGACGAGCCAATAAACAGGCTTGGCTTAATAAGGTCGTCAAAATCAATGACGGTTGGTATCGACTCTCGGATATTGGTGCGGCCTTGAAGGAGATGCTATGAGAAAACAGCCAGGAATGGGTCTTCAGTTCCAGATAGCAACCGCAAAAGGCGATCCACGATTTAATCCCACTGAACCTGGAAATACCCGGGCAGTATTCATAAAGAATAATTACGGGGTAATTGTTGAGGCTCCCCTATGGCTTGCCAATCTCCAAGTATCAGAAGGTAAGGCCATTTTCTCGACACAAAATGAATACTTAAAATCACTTGGGAATCAGGCTAAAAAAGTTAAACCAAAGGTTATTCTGCATAACTCAGAAGAAGATCGGATGGATCGTCTCGAAAAGAATCTTGATCGGTTGACTGGATTAGTAGCAGACTTGGTCGAACAGAAGAAAACTAGAAAGAAAGGAAAGAAATGAAAACAGGCAAATTTACTTGTATGAACAGCAACACAACGACTGTTGCTCACGGAAATTCATGTATCCTGCAGCGGGTTATTATCAACAATGCTGGGGCATCAGCAAACACACTCACAATTTACGATAATGCATCGGCTGGTTCAGGAACAGTTGTAGCGGTGATTGACACTGTTGAATTGAATGGCCGGACGCTGGAGTATGGTTGTATTCTCCAAAATGGATGTACTGCAGTGATGGAGACCGGTACAGCAGCGGATGTCACAATTGTGACTGCTTGAGATGATCGACGAATTTTCCGAACAGATCGAGCGCATCCAACGGGCCAAGCAGGGCAACCAACCTGCTCAGGTGCCGATGCCACAACAGCCTCAGATGATGAGGGTGAATGGGTTGGATGTCGATGTTACAAACCTTCCCGAAGCTGTCACAGCTCTGCGTAAACTCGAACAGACAATGGTTGCTACCATTGCGGCACTTTCGAAGAAACGAGAGGACGTACTTGATATAAAAATGCCTGAGATGAAGGCAATGCTGGCGGAGATGAAGGGTGTCCGCAAGGAACTTCAGGCGATGGATATGGCTGGGAAGATGGTTAAGCAGCCAAAGATTGATCTATCGCCACTCCAAAAGTCCCTTGAGCGCGTTGAGAAGGCGATCGGGAAGAAGACTGAAAATAGCGGCCTCGAGAAGATCATTGATGCTCTCAAAGAGGTAGAAACTGCTATCGTCAATAAACCTCAGTATATCGGTGGATCTAGTGGTGGTTCTATCGTCTATCGTGATGGGCAGATAGAAGATGAGATCATCGGCCCAGCGTTAATGTGGGAAGATGCGGATAATACGCTCCGCCCTGTGTCTTCAACGCATCCATTGCCGACGACATTTTCAGGAATGTTTCCGAGTGCTTCCGTCGCTTCAGACAACTACGCCAATCCGACGACAACCGATATTAAATCATTCGGTATGGTATGGGATGGTGCCACTTGGGATCGGATGCCCGGTGATTCAGCCGCTGGCACACTGGTAAATCTAGGCACAAATAACGACGTAACGATTACTGGTACGGTTGCCGCAACACAGTCCGGTACTTGGAACATCGGAACGGTGACATCAATCACCAACGCCCTCCCCGCTGGGACTAATGATATTGGCAAGGTAGGTCACAACATCACTGGTATCGGTCATGGTGTGAAAACTATTGCCGCAGCTGGCACTGATGAGGCTCTCGCTGGCTCAACGGCGTGTAAACGGGTGGTGATCCAAGCGCAGACAGATAATACAACTGGCGTAGCTGTGGGCGCTGCTGGTGTAGACGCGACTATTGCTACNGGCACAGGCATCTTCCTCTATCCAGGTGACTCATTCGAGCTCGAGATTGACAACTTGGCCGATGTATATGTGGACGCCCTCACGGACGGGGATGGAGTCCGTTATGTCTATTTTAGCTGAGGTGGACTATGGCAGTTGTTAAAGGTGATAGATCAATTATCCGAAAAAACTCGACAGGGTCTGAGAGTATCCGTCGTCGGATCAATTTTATTGAAGGATCTGGCGTCACGATAGCTGTTGATTCTGATGCAATCGATAACGAAACGGATGTAACGATTGCAGCGCCTGATTCACACCCGGCAGCAACCGTATCTGATACTTCTTCTATTGATATGTCGATCACGGGACAGGAGATCTCAGGAATCGTATTACCTGCTGGTGTCGATCACAACTCTCTTGCAAACCTGACGACTGGTGATGTCCATACGCAGTACGCAATTCTTGCCGGTAGGGCAGGTGGACAAACACTAAGAGGTGGAACCGCGGCCAGTGATAATCTTATTCTTCAATCAACCTCGAACGCCACAAAGGGCTATATCGTAATCAGCGATAGTGAGTTCGTGCTTCGGGATGAAGCGGACACGTCGAAAATAGCGGTATTCTCCTGCGGAAGTATCGGAACTGGAACGGTAAGAACGTTCACATTCCCTAATGGAAACGGAACGATCACGCTTCGTAACGGGACGCCAGTATCAAATCAGGTAGCTATCTGGGATGGCACTAACGCTGTAAAAGGCGATACATCCCTTACATGGAGCAGCGGCACTTTTACTGTCGCGGGAACGCACACCGGAGGAGGTCTTACCAGTCTATCTGTGACTCCGACATGGAATAATGCCGGTTCGACATTTACCGGACTGTCAATTAACCCGATAGCTACGGCTGCATGGTCAGCATCGA